ATAAAGAACATGTCGGATCCAGATTCGGACCTTTTCGCGTTCAATCCTGGAAAGAATAAATATATCTTTGATCCTTCACACCCTTATTTCACGGTCGAAGACAAGTATAAGGTAGCACAAAGCGTAAATTTTGGATTTCCAACGCCTAAAAAACCAAGTAATGGCGAAACAATTTAATTTTAAAGCTAAAATAAAGCAATTTCAAAAGATTAATAGAACGCTTCCGAAACGTGTCGGAAATGTCGCTTTAAATCATTTTTTAGAATCGTGGGATAATGAAGGATTTTCCGACGGTTCTATTAATTCGGATCCGTGGGCGAAAAGAGATAAGGAACCGAAAGGAAAAAAACGAAAAATATTAATAGGCAAGGGGACGGGAATACTTAAAGGATCAATGAAACTTGTTCCAGGTGCAACGTTCAAAAAAATTGCGGTCGGATCATACGGGATAAAATACGCTTCGCGACACAATAGAGGATTAGACGGAATGAAGAAACGTCAATTTATAGGTAAATCCCGTATATTAGACAAGAAAATAAAACAAATGATTCGAAACGAAATGAAAAAACTATTATGAATAAAAACATTTATACACAGCTAAAAGCAAGGATCGAAACTTCGCCGTTAATTAATCACGTCGGGCTTTTCAATAATCAATTCTCGAACGAAAACGTCGAAAAGCCTTTTAAATATCCCGCCGTATTTATTGAATTTTCGGATATTAACTTCCGAAGCGAAAACCAGGGAATTAAAAAAATAGATTTAGAAACAACGCTTCATGTAGGCATTAGACAGCTAGTCGAAGACTTAGAACTTTTCGACATTGTGGACGCCGTTTCGGCCCTTGTTGATCGGTTCGAAATTGATAATTCAACGCCATTTTTAAAGGTCCAAGAAGTACACGACACGGACCACGATAACGTTATCGTATGGCGAATAGTTTTCTTTTGCACCGTAACGGACGAAAATTCGTCCAGATTTAACGATTTAGTGACGGCAACGCCGACAATGATTCAAATTAATAGTTCAGTTGATATTGATAACGATATTATTCGAACGGGGGACGGTAATTAAAAAGAAATTATTATATTTGTGGACATTCTCATACTTTAGTAATTTTTTGTTTTTAGGTTGGTAGCGGGGGACGATTAATTTCGTTCCCCGTTTTCTTTGTATAGCCTTAAATCGCGCCATATTGACGACGGCCTTAAATATAGCCTTTCGGCAATTTCATTTACTACGTTTTCGACCTTTTCACTTTGTCGACGTTCGATTTCTTTAGACACGTCCCGACGTCTTCTTTCGATATCGACTTTGTTTTTTTTTCCAGACATAAATATAAACTTTAAACAATAAATTTCCGCGTATAAATATACGGACTTTTTTCTTTTGTCGGCGTATTTTTGAAACATGGATTTAAAATTCGTTAAAAATATTCTTTCCGACGGCGTGGCCGAAGTTTTACTTTATGGGCCTATCGGAAGGACTTTCGACGAACGTTCACAGCGTTACGTCGGTATCGACGGCGAACAATTCGCCGAAGAAATCTATTATCTTAATTCACGCGAAGACATTACAAAAATAAACGTTCGAATTAATTCGGCGGGCGGTTCCATGTTAGACGGGTATTCAATTTTTAACGCTATTAAAAACAGTTCGAAAGAATGCGACACTTATACCGACGGCGTAGCGGCTTCAATTGCGGGGGTTATATTCCAGGCGGGAAAGCGTCGTTATATGAACGACTTCGGTAAATTAATGATCCACGCGCCTAGTATTGGCGTTCAATATGAATTGTTATCCGACAAACAGAAAAAAATGATTGATTCATTTTCCGACACGTTGGAAACGATACTTGAAAACAATTCAAAAATAGATCGTCCGACAATCAAAGAAATGATTTCCGCGGAAACATGGCTTTCAAGTTCTGAAGCTATGGAAAAGGGCTTCGCCGACGAAATAATCGACACGGGGCGCGTTCTTAACACGTTATTAACTGAAGACATTCTTTCAGTTGCTAACGAAATTCAATTCGGCAATAATGCAAATAATATAAAAAAAGTTCAAAAAATGGAATTAGTAAAAAACCATTTGGGACTTAATGACGCGAACGCGACAGAAAAGGAAATAATTTCGGCTATCGACGGGATTAAAAATTCTTTGAACGAAGCGAACGAAGTTATTAAGACTAAAGAAACAGAAATCGAAGCGAAAGAAAGCGAGATTTCAGAACTTGAAAACAACGCGAAAGAATTAAAAGTTCAAATCGCTACGTTAACAGTTCAAAACGCTATCGAGAAAGGAATTTTCGAAGAAAGCAAAAAGGCCGAATTAATCGAAACGGCAACCAACAACATGGACGGATTTAACGCCCTTGTTTCGGCTTTTAAAAAGCCTATAGTGAAAGTAACTAACGTTATTAATAACGAACCAAAAAAAGAAGTTAGTCTTCGTCAATTAGAGAAAGAAAACCCGAACGAGGTTTTAAGAATCAAAAACGAAGATCCAGAACTTTACGCGAAAATGTACGCTGAACAGTACGGAAATATTTAATAATTAACATTTAAAAGTTTAAAAAAATGGCTTTACAAAAAGAAATTTGGATTCAAGATATCAAAGAAACTTTACACCAAGGTTCTGAATTCATCAAAGCGGGGACGGACCATTCGGCGTTCGTATCGAACAAAGTTGTTCACATGCCACAAAGTGGATCAATGTCGACAATTGAAAAAAATAGATCGTCTTTACCTGGGACAATCGCGCAAAGAACAGATACGGAACTTACTTATTCATTAAACGAATATACTACGGATCCTGTATTAATCACAGACTTAGACGAATTACAAACGTCTTACGCGAAAAGAATGTCAGTTTTAGGGCAACATATTGACGCAACGAACGAAAGAATCGGGACTGAAGTAGCTTACGAATGGGCGCCAAGTGCTTCGGCTTCATTAGTATTGAGAACAACGGGGGCGGCTACGTCACAATTACCGAACGCAACAGCAACGGGGACGCGTTTATTAATCACGAAGGAAGATATCGCGAGAATGGCGAGAAAATTGGACTTAGACAACGCGCCGAAAAACGACCGTGTTTTAGTTTTACCGACTTCAATGTATTACGAATTATTTAGCGTTGACGCTTTAATCAGAAATGATTTCGGACGCGCTTTAAACATGATCGACGGACAAGTTAATGAAATCTTCGGATTTAAAGTTTTCACACGTCCAGAAGTTGTTTATTTCAACGAAGTAGCGTCGGGAGTTAAAAAAGCGGTTGGCGCTGTTGACGCGGTAACAGACTGCTACGGGGCTATCGCTTTTCAAAAAAATTCAGTTGCGCAAGCGTTAGGATCAATTAAAGTATTCGCGAACGAAGGCGTTGCGGAATACTATGGTTCTGTTTTCAGTGCAATGGTTATGCACGGGGCAAGCAAAACAAGAACAGACAATAAAGGAATTGTGGCTTTAGCACAGGGTTACGTTGCACCATAATAAAAAAATGGTTAAGAATATGGAAAAAATAAAATTGTTTTTCGCGTCCAACACGGGCGCGGAAAACGTTTTTTTAACTTCAGACGGTAATCTTTTTAAACAGGAAAATTTCAGCTTCGCCGTTGCTCACGCGCAACGATTAAGCGATCCGAAAATAAAAGTTTACGGGAAAAATGAAAACTTCAAAGATTCAAAGAAAAATCTTTTTTATAATGGTTCGAATTATGAATTCATTCTATTAACTGAAGACGAAAACACGGATTTAACGCCAGGAAAATACGACGGTTTAAAATTGTCGGAATTACAGGATTTGGCGGAAAATATGGAAGGATTCAATAAGAAGTTAAACAAACAAAAATTAATCGAATTATTAACTTCAAACGAAAACAAATAAAATGGCACTTTCGGGAATTACAATAAATAGGGGGCAAGGTGGATTAGGCCGTCCGCTTACGTCGAAAGATCACGTTTCGGGGTTTATTATGCCGTTCGTTAATGCGGACCTTCCTTCTGGCTTCACTACGACAGACAGAATTAAAATAGTTTATTCAATCGCTGAAGCGGTGGCGTTGGGAATTACGCAAGCGGGGGCGACAACAAATTTACTTTGGTATCACTTAAACCAATTTTTCAAGAAACAACCACAGGGGAAATTG